GAGCAATAACTTGAGGACTAGCTACACCAGCAGCTTCTACACCTTTTTCTAACATACCACTTATCTGTTCTTCATATTGTAAAATCATATGTTCACGTATATTAGCTTGGAGAACGGGTACGATCTGTGCCATAAGAGGATTTTGTCCAAGTGTTGGATCAGCAATAAAAGATTCCTTAATTGTAATATGAGCTTTATGATCTTGACCCGGAAAAGCTTTAATAGGATTTCCTTCAACTGCTTGGCGAATATCTGATATAGGATCAAGTGGTTGTGGTTCAGGTTTTTCTGGTGTAAGAAATCTAGTAGGTTCAGCTATGTTAAGAGAATCTAAAATAGTTCTGTTAACCTCTCTCATATTATACATACCGGGAGGAGACTGTGAAGCCAACTGAAGTACCATTTGTGCAACAGCAATTCTATGTGCAGAAGATGGAACATTTGGATCAGATACTGGAATGATATCTACTCGACCATCAAAATCACTTTTAAATATATTTCCAGTTATAAATGGAATATCATAAGGATATTCATCTGGTAGATAATCATGATTGATACGAGCTAAGATATGTAATTCATCACGTTGACTATGATGTAAACGTTTATGAATAGCACTAAAGAATTTAGTAGAAGCTTCAAGTAAAGCTAACGTTGTACCAACTGGGCCATAATTAGTTGAATCAGCTATAACTTGTTCTGTACTATCTGCAAACTTTTGTCCTGTAGTAGCAACAAATTGTAACATTTGCATAAGAGTATTAGACGGTTCCTTGTATGGTAAAGGTACAATAGCTTTGGTTAAATCAACTCCTGTTGCTTCCACTTCTCTAAATTCACCCGGTGCAATTGGATCGTTTGCTCCAACCACCCGAACACCACGAGCTTTAAATCCTCCGGGTAAATTAGCAAATTGTCCAGCATCAATAAGGTTACGCATTGCTGCTGTAGCACTAGCTGTTAAATTCCCTAAGAAATGAATGTAGCCCAATCCGTAAAAACCAAAACCGGGAACAAACTTATAATGAGTAAACCACGTAAGTTTTTCTTTTCTTGCATCATCTTCTCTCCAATTTCTACGAATAGCTAAAACTGTTTTAGTATCTTTATCAACTGTTACAATATAAGGTAAAGCAACTACAATACTATCTTCTTCCTCATCACTTTCTAGTTCAAGATAACAATGATGTTCTAATAAAGTATATTGAGGGGAAGATGTATAATCAGGAGACATCCCCAAAATTGTATCCATCTTTTGTCTAAGATTAGTTGGAACAATCTCCATAGGTTCAGGTAATTCTTCTTCCGTATAATCAGGAAGACCATAAAATCCATTTACAATATCTCGTTTAAGATCATTAGGTGAACGATAAATTAAATGTGTATATCGTTCTGCCTTACGTAAATCAGGAGCATTGTTGGAAACAACAAATTGATCGATTGTAATAAATTCAGAAACAGGACGGTCAAGTGCAGGATCGAAATAACATTTCTTAATTGCTGATCCAAAAACAGGTAGATGAAATAACATCCGTTCCAGTTCATCAAAGTACTCAGGCATTTGATCAGTAAGCTGATAGTTCATAAAGTTTTGAACACGATTAGCTTGCTGTTCTTTTTCAGGAGTAGAGTGTCCTACGACTTGAGCCTTTACTGGACCTTTAGCTGGAAATAATTCTTGGATAGCTTTTGCTTGAAACTTAACAGAGGATTCAATTATAAGAGGATGGACAGCCGTACACGCACCTTCAAATGGTTCAAAGGCTTCTTCTAGTTTTAAACCAAGAAGATCAAAACCACGTTCAAAAGTTTCTTCCCAATCTGCACGACTTTCTTTATCTGCTTCATAAGCATCTATAACTTTTGTAGCGATATCTAAAAGTTCGTCTTTATCTAAAGAATAAATTATATTTTCATAATGATCATAAGGTTCTTCTTCCAGTATTTCTTCTACTTGTAAAGAAGGATCATCTGATTCAATCTCATATTCAATTGTTTCACCAGAATCCATATTAATAACATTACCTTGTTCTGCGAAAGGATTTCGCTCAACAGCCATTATTATTTTCCTTGTCCTCTATATTTCTTATAACTTCTACGTTTATGTTTATTTAAAGAGCTAGTACCAATCATAGAATGATTTCTACCAATAGAAGTTTTCTTTCTTTGGTTAAAGAAATCTATATTTCTATTATATAATCCTATAGCTCCTTTAGGAGTTTTAGACATTATTCTTCAAAATCATGTACTAGTTCTTTTTGATGAATGTCACTTTGAGGGTTATCTATAGGTTTGCAATCACAAGTCTCTGGGTCACACGTACAACCTTCTTTCCCACACTTAGGACAACGCTCATGATCTTTTACTAAAGGTGTGTCTATCATTTCTTTACTATAGCTCCAAACCCTTGTACTTGTCGAGCTACGTCTCCACCCCATTCAGTTTCTCCACCTTCTTTATAACCATGTACTACAGGTTCTCCAGTTTCTTCTGAACGTTTAGCAGCAGCATCCAATCCTGCATCATCATATGTAAATTCTTTTTTCCCTACTGTCGGCATTTATCCTTCTCCCATTTTTTTTTTATATAGGACACTTCTTACAAATGTCTCTATTAGTATTATGACCTTTAATAGCTTTACCCCAACCTACAGTACCGCCAGAATTAAATTTAACCTTACCGCCTTTACGATATTTCTTTCTTACCATACCGCCTTCAGCTAACCAAGGTTCATCCTTAAATTTTGTCAAATCTTGTTTAGCAAGAATACCCCAAGGACTTGTTTCTCCTCCGGGTTCTGCTCCGCCAAAGATACCACGGAAGAAATTATCGATAGTAGCACCTAATCTATTTGTTTTATTTCCTTCAGCATCGTACCATGACTCTTCCATTTTTTTAACAGGATCAACACTGACACGAGAACCTGAATCTGCATGTTGATGACTACGATGAAGACCCGGAAGCCTTTCCATAGTTTCATCTGTAGTTTCATCGATATTCATAACCTTTATCATCTGTTCAGCTTGTTCTGTTCCTCTACTCATACCCGGTTCAGTAGCTCTAATATCAAAACCATAATCAACTTTTAAATCTTCAGGTTGCATTACTGTATTTGGATCATAAGCATCAATAGGTTCATCCATAAAGCTTTCAACAGAAACACTATCATCCATTACAGGTTCATCCATTTGAGAATCTACATAGTAACCTCTTACAGGTTCATCCATTACTGAATCTCTAGTACCAGCTAATTCAATCATACGTTTCGTTTGCGCGTCATGTGCTTTTTTTGCATCTGCTATTCTCTTTTCAGATTCTGGAGGATATTTTCCTATCTGTGATTTTATTTGTTCTATAACCTTTTGTATTGAATCTGTCCAACTACCGTCATCATCTTCTTCAGTTACTTGTGCTTCTGCTACTACTGAAGATTCTCCCGGTATACGTTGGGAACTAGAAAGTCCACCACGCTCTTCTAACCTACGAAGTGCTTCCGTTCTAGGATCAAATCCTTCAGCGGCTATAGAGGCGGCTCTTTCATCACGAGAAGTACGAGGAAGGCTTACACCTTTTGGAGTAGGTACTTTATCTGGTGGTGGTGCATAAGGTACTGCTAGTTCTGGTATTACTTCATCTTGTCCTAGACGTAAAGAACTAGAATCAATAGAGCTTCCTACTCTAGGATCAACGCCTTTAGGATATGGTATTAGATTTCTACCTTTTGGTCGAGATACACTTCCAGAAGTTAGAGGCATTTGCCGTGGTGGCATAGAAACTCTCTCTTCTTCAATATCCATCATTTGTCTAGGAGCTTTAACAGCTTGTACTAGTTTAGCAATTCTTTCGTTTCTAGGTGTAGTTGGTAGACGTCTACTTCCAGAAGTTTGATTTTTTTCTTCTTCAGCAGCTATTTCAGCTAGTATTTCTTCTATAATATCTAAATCACCACCAACATCCATAGTCATATCGTTAACATCTATTCCAAATACATCACGCATAAGCCTCTGTGTAGCAGCCCGTGGATTTCTATGCTGACGATTATATCTTCGATTCTTTCTACGTAATACATCACCCGGAGTTGATGTTGTTCCAAACCCTGTACCGTATCTTTTTCTTTTAGCCATAGTTAAATATCCTTTTTGCTATACGTTGCGTTCCCTAATCCTCTCATAGCTACACCACCGCCACGAGAAAATTTCTTTTTCTTATTACCTGACATAACTTTATCCAATGTTTTATATAATCGTAGTTTATCACTATCTTCATCTTCCCATTCTAATTGTGGCATAGGAACTGGTTTAAACTTTCCAGTACTTTCTTTTAGTTCTGGCATAGGAACTGGTTTTAAATTCTTTAAATCCCAATCTTTAGGATATTCATCAGTTGACTTTTTCTTTTTCTTTTTATCAGACATAATTTAAAATCTCCAGTACCCTAACCGTTTCTGTTGTGAAGGTTCGTCATCAATATCATCAATAAGAAAAGCATCAAGGGGATGATCAACTTTCCAAGACTCCTTCAAATATAAAATAGCCATCACCATTGCATCTACTTGATCATCGTAGGTTGCGTTAGGGAAAGCACTTGCTTCATTAACCAGATCCATTGCAAAAGGTTTATTCGGTATCCAAACCCGTCCCGACTCCAGAATAGGAGTCGATGCATTAACTCTGGATACTTTATCTCTATCAGGATTATATTCAAGAACAGGTAAACCAGCCCTTCTCAAATCTTGAATTAGAGATTGTCCCGATGCTTTTTTCTCTACTATAACAACATCAGGCTCATATATATCATACATCTCTTGTGCAGTACTACGCAACTCAGGATACTCTAATCTTTCACGTTTATTAGAAAGTAAAATTAAATGAGAAACTAAATGTTCTCCACCACCACTGTCTACATTAAG